CTTTCGTAACCGCGAAAACGTTGGTGAAGACAGATTCACCATGAGCGGAACGACCGAAATCCGGATTGTCCCGGTAATAGCGGGAAGCAAGAATAGCGGACTGTTCCAGACAGTCGCAGGTGTTGCGCTGATTGTCGTTGGCGCTGTTGCCTCCGCCTTCGGTCAGGCATGGATAGGCGCACCTATGATCAAAATTGGTATCGCTCTCACCATTGGCGGCGTCATCCAGATGCTCACACCAGTTCCAAAATCCCCCGGCCAGCAAGACCAAGCCAGCACCGAAAACAAACCCAGCTACCTCTTCAACGGCGCGTTCAACTCGACGCAGCAGGGCCTCCCTGTGCCTGTGGTTTACGGCCGGATGCTGGTGGGCTCCAGTGTTGTATCGGTCGGTACATGGGCAGAGGCACTACCTACATGAGTGAAATCATCGTTGGCCGCAAGGGCGGCGGGAAGGGCGGGGATGGTGGCGGAAGCTCCGCGCGCACTCCAGTTGAGGCGCCCGACAGTCTCCGTTCGCGTCAGCATGTAAAGGTAATGCATGCGATATCGGAAGGTGAGATCGATGGAATCGAGGGGCTTTTCCAAGGAGTCTTCTTCGATGATGTCCCGCTCCAGAACCCAGATGGGACTATCAACTTCCCCGGGTTCGAATTCGATTGGCGGCCGGGGACGCAGTGGCAGTCCTACATGCCGATCACCAGCCTGGAGGCCGAGCAGTCGGTCGGCGTTGAGATGCGGCAGTATTTGGCAGTCGAGCGCGCCATCACCGATACAGATGTTGATGCCGTGCGTATTACCGTCAGCACGCCGCAGCTGTCTGAACAGAATTTAACGAATGGCGATACCACCGGCTCCGTCGCGAGTTTCCGGGTCGAGGGGAAACTTGGCACTGGCGGTTGGTATCAGCTTTGCGGCGACCTGACGATCACCGGCAAGACCATGAGTCGCACCCAGTTCTCGTATTACGTGCGATTGCCAGTATCCGGCGGCCTGCCGCGTTACGTCCGGTTGACCCGGCTGTCGCCCGACTCGGGCAGTTCGGCCATTCAAAACAGGACCTTCTTCGATTCAGTGACCCTGCTGTGGGATGAAAAGCTTCGCTACCCGAACACTGCAATAGCAGCCATCTCGATCGATGCGCAGCAGTTTTCCAGCATTCCGCGCGTGTCCTTTCTGATTCGCGGCATCAAGGTACTGGTGCCGAGCAATTACAACGCAGCGACCAGGACCTATACCGGATCTTGGGACGGGACATTCAAGCGCGCTTGGACCGATAACCCGGCTTGGATCTGGTACGACATGCTCACCAATACCCGCTATGGATTGGGCGGCTTACTGGATTCGACGCTGGTAGACAAATACTCGCTGTACAGCATTGCCCAATATTGCGACGTCTTTGTTCCTGACGGCTATGGCGGCTACGAGCCTCGCTTCACCTGCAACCTGGCGCTGACCACACAGCAGGACGCCTGGAAGCTGGTCAACGACATGGTGTCGGTGTTCCGGGCCATTTGCTTCTGGGCTGGCGGTACGCTGATTGCCGTGCAGGATGCGCCTCGGTCCAGCCGTTACCTGTTCAACAACTCCAACGTGGTCGGAGGTGATTTCAACTATCAGTCGGTTGCCTCGGACCAACGCTACAACGTCGCGGCGGTCACCTGGAACGATCCGCTTCAGCAATACAAGCAGTCCGTCGAGATCGTTGAGCGGCCTGACCTGGTCGCCAAATGGAGACGTATCCAGCAAAGCGATGTTGTGGCCATTGGTTGCACTTCGCGCGGGCAGGCTCGCCGCCTGGGTCGCTGGCTGCTGTACGCCGAAAGTGAAGCGGTAACGTTTGCTGTCGGCGCCGATGGTGCGCTTCCGCATCCAGGGGACATCATCGATATTGCCGATGCCCATCGGGCTGGCGCACGCAACGGTGGACGGCTGCTCGCTGGCAGCACGGCTTCGAACCTGCTGCTGGATGCTCCGATCGGCTTGTCCGGCACCGGCGTAGTGGGTGTGGTGATGCCGGATGGATCGTACGCGACCGCTGCCGTGACGGTAGGAGCGGGAGCAACTTCCATCACAGTGTCGCCGCCTTTGGCGTCGGCGCCTCTGGCCAGTGCACCCTGGGCGTTTTCTACAGCATCGCTGGAGACGCAGAAATTCCGTGTCATCGGCATCAGCGAAGGCGATGACGGCACCTATGCGATCAGCGCCGTGGCGTTTGATCCCGACAAGTTCAATGAAGTCGAATATGGCACCCCCGACGTCGACAATCCGATCAGCAACGTCAATCTTGGCAAGCCTGAAGCCGTTGGGCAGATGACTTTCCTCGAATCGCTGTATGACACCGGTACCGGGCTGGCTGCGGCGCGCCTATCGGTCAGTTGGACTCAGCCGGCCCGCGCCATGCGCTACCAGGTTGAGGTCCTGAAGCCCGGCGGAAACTGGGAGTACGTGGCGGAGATCTCGACTCCAACGATCGATTTCGACTCGGCATCCTCTGGCGTGTGGTCCGTAAGGGTGACGCCGAAATCAGTACTCGGGCTTGCCGGGCCGTCGACCATCCAGACCTACAGCGCGCAGGCGCTTTTGGCGCCGCCGGCGGAGCTTATTGGCTTGCGGCTGGACGTGATCAACAGCGTGGCCACGCTGGCCTGGGAGCCAGTGCCAGAACTGGACGTGAAGCTCGGTGGCAGCATCAACATTCGGCACTCGCGCAATGTCTCGGCGACTTGGGATACGGCGCTGCCGTTGACCGAGGTAGCGGGGCGCTCGACTTCTTCGGTGGTGGCCTTGCTGCCCGGCAAGTACCTGGCGCGGGCGGTCGACTCTTCAGGCATCGGCGGTCCTATCACCGAGGTTTGGTCGGATGCTCAGGTGCCGCTGCCGGCCAACGTGGCGCTGATCATCACCGAATCGCCGGCTTTCCCTGGCTCGGCGGTCAATGCATCGGCCGCAGACGGCGTGCTGAAAATGACCGGTGCCGGGTATTTCGACGATGTGCCGGACGTTGATGCGTTGCTCGGCGAGGTGGACAAGTTCGGTGGTTCGACGCTGACGGCGACCTACAGCTTTGCCGCGCCGTCTGACCTGGGTTACGTCTACGACTGCCGCCTGACGGCTGATGTCGAGGCGGCGCTGTATGACGACGGCACCTACATCGACACCGTGTTTGACTTCGACTCGCTGACCAGCAACGACGGCGACCCGCCGAACGGTGCGTCGTTGTCGCTGTGGGTGCGCACTTCGGACGTCTCGCCGGCGGAGTGGTCTGCCTGGAAGCCTTTCGTCGTTGGTGATTACCGAGCCCGTCTGTTCGACTTCGAGTTGCGCGGATCGGTGCAGCAAAGCACCAACTGGATCGACATTTCGAAACTCGAGGTGGTGATCGACATGCCTGATCGCATTGAAAGCGGCAACGATCTGGCGGTGCCGGCGGGTGGGTTGGTTATCAGCTACACGCCGCCATTCAATGCGCCGCCGGCGGTCAGCCTGACCGTGCAAGGACTTTCCTCGGGCGACTACTTCGATGTTTCCGCCAAGACCGTCACCGGTTTCACGGTCTTCATCCGCAATTCCAGTGGGGTCGCCAAATCAGGCTGCTCGATTGACTACATCTCAAAGGGGTACTGATTTATGTCTCAGCACGATATGGACGTTGCCAACGGTCCAGGGCTGACATTCCGCACCGACATGAACGCTGCGCTGCAGGCGCTTGCCTCGCAGAGCAGCGGGGCGACCGCACCCAACCCGACATTTCCCTGTCAGATCTGGGCAGATACCGGGACCGGTCGGCTACGGCAGCGCAACAGCGCCAACACGGGCTGGGTCGATCGTGGTGCGCTCGATGCCGTGAGCTTTTTGTCTCTGGCGGGTGGCACCTTAAGCGGGCCGGTGAACGACGCGCCGATCCAGACCATTGCCTCTGCGACACTGACTGACATTGGTGCCGCGACTTCGAACATAGTTGCCATCAATGGCGCAGCAACCATTGCTTCGCTCGGATCCATTGCCGCCGGCGCCAAGCGTACGGTGTGTTTCCTGAGCGCGATGGTGCTCACCCACAACGCCACCCCGCTGATCCTGCCGGGTAACGCGAACATCACCACCGCGGCCAACGATACCGCTGAGTTTCTGAGCTTGGGTGGCGGCAACTGGATTTGCCTGGATTACACCTACCGGCTGACGGCTTCGGCCCGCGCGGCACTCGGCGCATTTGATGCTTCGCTGGCGGATTTCACCATCATTTACCCGAACGGCGGTTCGCAGGCATCTCCGGCCACGATGTCCGCCGATTCCCGGTACGTGACAACCAATCCATTTACCGGCTTCCGGGTGTTTTGCATCGCCCAGGTGCGCAACGCGGCCGGGGCTTGGGGCACGCCTGGG